ACAGGAGCAGTTGCAAAAGTCAAAGTAGTGCCAGACACTGAGTAAACATTATCAGCTTGATAAACACCATCAATAAATACTATTAGACCATCTTCATTGGTCATACTTGTATTCAGTGTAAAGGCTGTAGTAGAACCGTCTCCTGCAAAAGTATTTTTAGAAAAAGCAGAAGAACTACCACCGCCACCACTACCGGCTATAGCACCCCATGAGCTAGTGTAACCTTCAAATTGATTAGTAGTTGAGTTATATCTAAATTGTCCTGCTGCTCCACTTGGTCTTTGTGCAGTTGTTCCTACAGGAACTAAGATAGCATCTGTATTTGAACCAGCATCTATTGAAACTGTTGGTGAAGCTTGATTAACACCGATTCTATTATTAGAAGTATCAACTTTTAAAACATTAGTATCTACTGCTAAGTCTCCAGAGAATGTACCTGTTGTACCTGAGACAGCACCTGAGAATGTACCTGTAGTAGCTGTTATTCCTGCAGTAACTAAATTAGCAGCAGCATAGCCAGTAGCACTTGTATCTACAGTAGCAGCCGGTTCTGTTTGTGTATCGGTAAATAATCTAAAGGTATTATCTGTAGAAGCATCAAAATATAAACCTGCATATTTAGTTGTACTTGATTCTACATATTTACCAAAGAATCCAAAGTCACTGGAATTACCTGTGTTAGAATTTAAAAGCCCTGTGAAGTTATCATCAGATACTATTGGACCAGTCTGTGTAGTTGTACCAGAAACTGTTAAGTTTCCAGAGACTGTTAAATTATTACCAATAGTTACATTACTTGGTAATCCTATCGTAACTGTACCGGAACTCTCTGCAACATCAACTTCGTTAGAAGTTCCTGAGAATGTAATCGTACCACCTAATGCAGTAGCTGTTGAATTAGAACCATCACTTACAGTTATACTAGAGTTAGCTAGTTTTGCATTAGCTATAGAACCAGCCAACATAGCATTAGTAATAACACCAGAACCTATAACTAAGTCTATAGTGCCATCACCATCTTCATAAGTAGCTGCAATACCTGTTTCAGTATTACTTGAGAACATAGCCCCTACTGTATCTTGGACAACTTCTGTTAAGTCTATATTAGCTGTCCCATCAAAAGATACACCATGAATAGTTCTTGCAGTTGCTAACGCTGTAGCAGTTGCTGCATTACCTGTAATGTCACTTGAAGTTAATGCAAGTGTACCTGTAGTTGCAGGTAAAGTTACAGTAACATTTCCAGAGTAAGCTGAGTGTGCTGCAGCTTGTAATCTTGTGTAGTGAGCATTTGAAGACTCACAATAAAAATCTATATATGACTGTGTACCACCATTCTTAATAGAGATAGCACCTTGAGAAATCTGTACTCCATTAGTAGAACCACCACCAACTCCTAGTGAAGTTGTAATCTGAGCAGCAGCCGGTATACCTATAGTTACTGCATTACCTGTAGCAGATGTTTCTATTTCATTAGATGTACCACCAATAGTTAAAGTTTCACTATCTAAGTCAATCGCAATAGTTCCGCTATCAGTTGTTACATCTAAATCTTCTGCAGTTAGTTGTGTGTCTACATAAGCTTTAACAGATTGCTGAGTTGGTATAAGCGTTGCAGAGTTTGAAGACATATCATCTTCATCAACAAAAGCTGTAACAGTTATTGTACCGTCTGATAAAGAACCATAAGTAATTGTACCTGTAGTTGTGATAGCAGATGAGCCATTGTCTATAGCTCCAAAGCCACTTGTAATGCTACCTGCGTTTAGTGCTCCTACAGTTGTAACATTTGAAAGTGTATCAAGGGCAGACTCAAAGTAAGTTTCAAAGTCTGTCAAGGCAACTTGTACCATAGTACCGTTGTCATTTACTACTACTCTATCAGCATCTGCAAGTGTAGTAGATGTAGCAGATGTATTACCATCTACAATATTTAATTCTGTAACTGTTGATGTAATTCCATCAAGTGCATTTATTTCTGCTGCAGTTGCGGTAACCCCATCAAGAATGTTTAGTTCGGCTGCAGTACTAGTAACCGCTGTACCGTTTATAGAGAGTGCATCAGTTTCTAAAGTACCATCAATGTCTGCATCACCAGATATATCTAAAGTAGCTGCATCTAACTCACCAGTTAGTGTTACATTTCTAAAGCTACCAATATCTTTGTTACTGTCAACAACTACAGCTTTACTAGCTGCAACTGTGCCGGCAGTAACACTATCTATAGTTTCTAGCTCTGCTTCACTAATATCTGCAGAACCTATAACAAAACTTGTACCTGTAATTGTTGTACCTGTAATAGCTGCTGCACTAGAACCACCAATGACAGCACCATCAACTGTACCACCATTTATGTCTGCAGTATCAGCTACTAAGGCATCAGTAGTTACTGTGCCATCAAAGAAAGCATCTTTAAATTCTACTGAACTTGTACCTAAATCTATATCATTATCTGTAGAAGGTACTATTGCTCCGTTAGTAAAGGTAACTTGATTATCTCCCCCAGCAGCTATAGTTATAACATCAGAGCCACTAAAAGTTATTGAAGTATTAGAATCAGCATCACCTGCGATACTGTCTAATTGAATACTGCCTACATTAGTAATTGCAGAATCACTAAAGTCTATTGTTCCTGTAACATCTAAATTACCACCTACAGATACATTACCAGTAGTAGTTATGCTATCTATAAATGCATCTTTGAAGTATAAAGAACTTGTACCTAAATCAACATCACTATCTGTAACAGGTACTAAAGCACCGTCTTGTAATCTTATTTGTTCTACAGTTGAAGAAGAAACTTGTACGTAAAATCCTATTCTATCGTTTGTACTATCAACTTCTATTTTGTTTAAAAAGTCTAAGTCACCAATCTTAAATATGTTACCACCTTGTCCAGCACTACCATCGTGTCTGTGACCTGTAGAACTTGCACTACTNGATGAGTAGGCAAATGCGTTTACTAATTGATTGTACTCGTTATTAAATAACGCAGCAGTAATAGTATCNCCATCACTGAATGAACTTTGTCTAGTGTAGTTTTGAGCCATTTATTATCTCCTTCCTGACGGTACGTAGTCTATGTACAAACCGTTTATAATGTACGGTTGATTTGTGTTCTTTGTAAAAATACTAAAATTATTACTATGTCCACTTCCTGTTAATGCTGTTCTNACTGTTGGATGTTCTCCTGCACCAAAAGTATTAGTATTAAATACAGCACTACCAAANAGTGATGGTAACGGTACAGTTCCTAAACTAATATCAGCAGGTTGTGGTGTATCNGTACTTTCAAAATCGTATCTAACNCTAATTGTNGGTGTAGCATCATTCTCTGGACTAAAAGATATTTTTAGATACTGTAAAGTTTTTAGCATACCTAAATCACCGTAATCAATGTCAGGTGTTGTATACTGAGCATCTATATCGCTTTCAGTTCCTGCAGGGTTAAATGAGTTACCTGTATCATGGTTGTAAACATACCCTGCAAAGTCACCATGAAATGCTTTCTCAACTCCAGTGTTTGTAAAACCAGAAGCAACTGCCGGAGCTTCGATACCTCTTGTTTCTGACCACTGCCAACCTTCAGGTCTTAGTGTTCCTATAATTCCTTCTTGTATTAAATCACTTTGACTAGATTTACCGTAATATAATCTGTACTGTGACTTATCTCTTAATACGACACTACTAATTGTAAAAGTGTCAATGTTATCTGCTATCTGTTTTATTTGTGGCTGTATAGCTTTACTTATTGTGCCTAACTCCACATCTCCAATTCTTGCTGTACCGGCAACTGTTCTTAATCCATCTGGAGCTAAGAAGATTAGGTCACCACCAAATTCCTGAATACTCTGTCCATCTAAACAACCTACGTTTTTAGTAACTGGTACAACTTGTAGAGCTGATGAGTTGTCAACATTTTGTAATTTAAAGATAGAGTTTTTACAAAATATAAATAATTCGTTACGGAAACTTTTTAGACCTACTATCTGGTCTTCTAATGTTATTGAGACTCCACCAGTAAAATCATCTATGTCATTAACAGCACTTATGTAAACTGTGTTTGGTGTTGACGGGTCTCCTGCAACTACTAAGCGTCTTCCGTGTATTGTACAAAATTTTGCAGTTGTACTACCGCTTATTGTTATTTGACTAGCAAAAAATGTTCTGTTGGTAATATCTGAATCTGTGCCAGTCATTTTAAATAAAAATGGTTTATTACTACCACTAGCATCTGTCATAACTAAGTCACCATAAACAGATGTACCTTCGTATAGTGCAAAACTATACTGAGCTGGTGATGTTAAACTAAGTGCACTTCTACCTGTAAATGCAGTGTGATTATCACCACTACTTGCTACACTTGCTTTATTTATTTGTAACCAACTAGTTCCGTCTTGACTAAAATAAATATTGCTACCACCTGCAGCTATTACTCCATCAGCATAGACAAACAATCCATATATCTGATTAGAAGAGTTAGGTCTAGCAGAACTACCACCACCAAATAAACTATAACCGTTTATTCTTCTGTAACCACCTTCTACAGCAACTTCAAAGTTTCTTAATGTAGTTGCTACTCCGGGAGCTTTGAACAAGTCAAAACGATTAGCACTATCTACTAATCCTCCTGAACATGCAAAACCGTATGGTTGACTTCTAGCCATTTAGTTTATGAAGTTTGAGAATCAATGAATGTTTCGTAAGCTGACTTAACATCGCTAGTCCAAGTTGCATTTGCAATCGCTTGAACTCTAGCGTCTTCGCCAGATATGTCAGTATCACCCCAAGTGTCACCTGATTTAGTTCTAGGGTTTAGGACATGTCTTGCGAACTGTCTGTTAAGTTCAGTATCATCTTCTTTTATTATCGTAGCAGTTCTAACTTGTACTTGACCCATTTCAAGTACCTCAATCTTATCTACTACTGTTTCTTTTGTTATTGCCATAATTATTACCTTTTATATTATAAAAGTTACTGTAAATCTAACAGTTTTACCTGATAGTTGTGCATTAGTAAGAGCACCACCGCCATTACTTCTAAATCTAGTACCGGCAGTGCTATCAATAGATGCTGTAACAGCCACACCAGTATTAAAATCTTGTTCAGTACATATACCACCTGTAACAGAGCCAATACAATTTGAGCTAGGTGTGAAGGGTAAAGCTACTGTTGCTGTACTACTATCACTTGTAGATGGGTAAGTAACTCTTGTGTGAGCCATTACAAATCTACCTATTTTTGTATATCTATTTTTATCTACAGTAAAACTTAAACCAGCACCACTTCCATCTGAAACAGTCCAAGTTCCTTCCTCATAGTCATCTAAGGCATTTGCGGCTGCTGTGTCTGAGCCAAACTTTAAACCATCAGAGTCTAGTCTAAGTTTGTTTGCACCTGCTGCCTTAAAATAAAGTGCGTCTGCTGAGTTTACATAAGCTACAGCACCCCTATAAGCAGCAGTACCCGTTCCATCACCAAAAGAAATAGCTGCGTCTGAACTTGTTCCAGATATAACAATAATTCCTGAGTGACCGGAATCTTTAACTACTAAATTAGAAGAAATACCAGCAGAATTATTATCATAATCATTTGGTGTAGTAGTTCCAATACCAACTTCTTCATCGCTTGTAATAGTAATAGCAGTAGCATTACTACTGTCTGCTATTCCGGGAGTACTTGATAATTCTACAGGTATTTTAGTTGTCATTTATATCTCCTAAAAATATGTTCTATCATCTGACATATATTTTGGTTGTGGATTTATCAGATTAGACTTCATTTGCTTCATGCCTTTTTTGTAATCTTCTAATGCAAAAGCAGCTTGTTGAGGACTTTCTTTAAACTGCCAAACATAATATCTAGCTCTAGCTGTTATTACATTTGCATATTGGTCTGGTAAAACTATAGTGTCACTAAACGCTGATAGTTCTGTCGGCTTGTTGTAGCCATAAAAATGTACGTTGTAAACTTTGTCAGGTATAGGACTTAGCCCAAACTTTCTATGGTCTGGACTACGTATTACATAAACAGGCTCTCCATAAGCTTGAGTTGATGCATCATCACTATTCTCACTATCTCTGTAATACCTAGTCCACTCATCTAATGTTAAAAATCTTAACCCTTTCGAAACAAACGGTGCTGATTCTCCAGAAACACTAATAGTTGTGATGTAAAAATCATCCCAATCTATTGATGCAAAGTCTGAAGTAATATCACTACTACCATCTTTTAATAGATACCATCTAGTACCTGCAGTAGTTGCTACAGTTGTATTACCATAGAAAGGGTCTGTCTCACCACTAGCACCTGCCGAAAAGAAAGGTAACTGTGGTTCTTCATTAGCAATATCGTTTATAGATTTGTTAATAGAGTTTTTGACAAACGCTTGTATGCCTGTAGCGTCTCCAAAGTTTGATGAAGTTAAGACAACTTCATTCAACTCTCTGAGGACATCATTCGTCAGAGTTAAGAATGTTTTAGCCATTATTTACTATGTATTTTTTGAATTGCAAAGTTAGCAGTTAAACTTGCACCTTTATGAGGAACAAACTTACCTTTATGCTTCATCAATTTAAAGCTACCATTTTTTTGTTTCATCCAATGATAGCCTTTAGGTGCTTTTACTTTCATGTTTAGTTAGGTTCTTGAACTTCCATAACATTAGGACCGCCCATAGCCATGCCAATTCTGTCCATGTTATTGTGTGGTCCACCATGTTTAGCTTTTTTTCTACCGTGTGGTCCACCATGCATAGATTTTTTTCTACCCATGCCACCGTACATCATGCCCTTTCTTTTCTTTTTATCTTTTTTCATTCCGTACATCATAGTTATTTCTCCCCTTTGTCTTCTTCGTATTCAAATCTCATAGTATTGTGACCTACCATCTCTGAACACTTTTCTTCTTTTTCGTGTATTGTTTCGTAATATTGTATTTGATTATCCATTGTTTCTCCTTAAAAAAGGAGGAGTCCGAAGACTCCCCCAGTTTTATTAGTCTACTGTGTAGAAAGCTGATACTAAAGCTTCAGGTCTTAAAACCTTAGCTCCGTATACATGCAATCCTCTTACGATATCACCGAAAGAACTAGGGTCTCTTAGAACCTCAGTTGAGATGATAGTTTGAGCAGTTGCAGTAGAAGAAATGTGACCGGCAAGAATCTTACCAGTAGCTGTACTAGCAGCAGCAACATTATTAGATTTGTACATGTCAAATCCTCTTA